TTTATATAATTTAATGGGAGCAGACATGGTTTATTACACAATAGTCCAGAGTCACTTAACAACATTAGAAAAACTTCTCACTAGTGAGAGGCAGATTCGTTTCAATCGTAAAACAGATAGACTATATGTAGATACAGATTGGGATAAAACATTCAATGTAGGAGATTACATAGTAGCAGAAGCTTACGCTATCATAGATCCGGCAACATATACAGAAGTTTATGATGATATGTTTCTTAAAAAATATACGACAGCACTAATTAAAAGGCAATGGGGAGAAAACCTTAAAAAATTCGCAGGAATACAAATGCCAGGTGGGGTTACATTAAACGGAGACCAAATCTATCAAGAAGCTGTACAAGAGATACAGGCAATTGAACAAGAGATGTCATTGAAATATGAATTGCCACCGTCATTTATGATAGGATAATACATGGCTACTAATCACTTCTTTCAAGGCGGTAACAGTATAGGAGCTACAGGCGAACAGCGCTTAGTAGAAGACCTTGTTATTGAAAGTTTGAAAGTATATGGGCATGACATATATTACATGCCTAGGACACTAGTAAACAAAGATACAATTTTTGATGAAGATGAATTGTCAAGATTTACACAAGCATATCCATTAGAAATGTATTTAGATAATGTTAATGGCTATGAAGGACAAGGAGATATATTTACCAGGTTTGGATTAGAAGTTAGAGATCAAGCAACATTCGTAATGGCAAAAAGAAGGTGGGACGATTTAGTATTAACAAGTGGAGGCACATTTACACAAACAACAAGACCTTCTGAAGGAGACTTACTTTATTTTCCAAAAACAAAGAGCATTTTTGAAATCAAATATGTAGATTTCCAAAATCCTTTTTATCAACTAAACCAAATTTATGTATTTAGATTAACATGTGAACTATTCGAATACAGTTCAGAAGATTTAGATACAGGCATTACAGATATAGATGTCATAGAAACAAAATACTCTCAAGATATGTTAGAGTTTCAATTACTACAAGAGGGTGGCCAACTATTATTAAACGAAACAAATGGTTGTATAATTAACGAAGCATATAATACAGCACTTTCTGAACCAATAGATAATACAGACTTTGATAACTTAGTAACATTAGAAGGCATATTAGACTTCAGTGAAAAGAATCCATTTGGTGAGATAGGAGCGTAGGATGTTTAAAGGAGCAACATTTTATCACAATCATATAAGAAAGGCTATTATAGCTTTTGGAACAATATTCAATGACATAAACATTGAAAGAAAAAATAGTGCTGGAGCTGTAGCACAAGCAATTAGAGTACCTTTGGCATATTCTACTAAACAAAAATTTATGACAAGGATAGCTAGAGTAACAGATACAAGTACAAGAGGTGAAGTAGCAATTACTTTACCTAGAATGGGGTTTGAAATACAAGGAATAACATATGATCCTGCAAGAAAAACCCAAGTAATTAATAAAAATAAGGTAGTAGGTACAGGAGACGATGCTAATACTGTAAGAGTAGCATTTAATTCTACGCCATACAACATGAATTTGGCCTTATATATATTTGCGAAGAACCAAGATGATGGTTTACAATGTTTGGAACAAATTATACCTTACTTTAATCCAGACTTTAATGTTACTATTAATGATTTACCAGAACTTGGAATAAAAAGAGATATTAAAATTACATTAGATAATGTTGGTTATGAAGATGAATATGAAGGCGAATTTGCTAATAGATTAAGTGTAGTATGGACATTAAATTTTACAATGAGACTTAATTTTTATAGTAATGTAAGCAATCACGATGTTATTAAGAAAGCAATTGCTAGGGTCTACAATGACACGAACATGACTCTTAATACAACAACTAATTCTAGCAAAGGAACAATAACTGCTAGTGTTAATCCGTTGAACGCAACACCGTCTGATACATATTCATTCTTGGAGGAATTTGATGAAGAATTCGAACAATAAAAATACTTTTGAAGATTTAGATAAAGCATTTAATACAAAAGAAGTAACAAAAGCTTTAGAATCTAATCTTAAAAAAGTACAAGACGAGAGACAACTCCCAGCAATAGATATGTCCGAAGAAGACAAAGACATTCTACATGCTAAACAACAAGAAGAAGATTTACAATATGCTAGGTCTATATTAAAACAGGCAGAGGCATATAACGCTGAGGCTATTGAAGGTATATTACACATAGCTAGAAACTCAGATCAACCCCGTGCTTATGAAGTAGCAGGCGGACTAATTAAAAACTTACAAGATACAGCTAAAGATATGCTAGAAGTACAAGAAAAGCATAAGCGTATAGTAGATGACGGATCTAAAGGTAAGAACATTAAAACACAGAACAACATGTTCGTAGGTAGTACAAAAGATTTACTACAAGCATTGAAAGGCGAACAGGCTAAAACAATAGAAGGCGAAGTAGCAGAAGACAATGGCGAAACCTGAACAAGTATCATATCACGGTAATCCTAATCTTAAACCATTAGCATATCAGCATGATTTTACTAAAGAAGAAATTGCAGAGTATGTTAAATGTCAGAACGATCCTAAATATTTTATAGAAAACTATGTAAAGATCGTTACACTAGATCAAGGATTGCAACCATTTAAGTTATTTGAATGCCAAAAAGGCAAAGTAGATCTCATAATGAATGAGAGAAAAGTAATTTTAATGGAAGGTAGACAGCAAGGTAAAACAGTAACAGCAGCTGCGTGTATATTACACTACACAATATTCCAAGAAGATAAAACAGTAGCTATTATGGCTAACAAAGCCTCAGCAGCTAGGGAAGTATTAAACAGATACCAAATTATGTATGAGAACTTACCTCTGTGGATGCAACAGGGTGTTAGAGTATGGAATAAGGGTGATGTAGAATTAGAGAACAATAGTAAAGTACTCTCAGCAGCTACAACAGCATCCGCCATTCGTGGTAAATCAGTTAACTGGTTGTACATTGATGAGGCAGCAATCATACCTAACAACATAGCAGACGAGTTTTTTACTTCTGTTTATCCTACAATCTCAGCTGGTGAAACAACAAAGATCCTACTTACATCTACACCACTAGGTTATAATCACTTCTGGAAGTTCTGGAATGAGGCAGAGAAGAAACAAAATGGCTTTGAACACATGTTCATACCTTACTATGAGATACCAGGAAGAGATGAGAAGTGGTTAGAAGAACAAAAAGGACTCTTAGGTGAAGTTAAATTTAACCAGGAGGTTATGTGCGAGTTCCTAGGTTCAACTAATACTTTAATTAATTCAGCTACAATAGGTAGACTAAGTACAAAGGAACCAGAGTTTCATAATGCGGGACTAGACATTTATGAAGAGCCACAAAAAGGACATTACTATGCAATGGCATGTGATACTGCAAGGGGTATTGGTGGAGATTACTCTGCCTTTATAGTAGTTGACATCACACAAATGCCATACAAAGTAGTAGCAAAGTATAGAGACAATCAAATTGCTCCTATGTTATTTCCTGATGTTATAGGCAAAGTAGGAAGAGACTATAATGATGCTTTTATATTAGTGGAAGTAAATGATATAGGACAACAAGTAGTAGAAATACTACACCAGGAAGTAGAATATGATAATATTCTTAGTACAGTTACAGAACAAAACAGGCAATATGTAAGCCCTGGGTTTGGTAAAGCTACCAAACTAGGTGTAAATACATCTAAACAAGTTAAAAGACAAGGGTGTTTTACATTTAAGTCTTTACTAGAGGAACAAAAACTATTGGTATTTGATGAACATATCATACATGAAATATCAACTTTTATTGAGAAGGGCAACACTTATCAAGCAGATGAAGGTTACCACGATGATCTAGTTATGTGCATGGTTTTATTTGGTTGGTTATCAAGTCAAAATTTCTTTAAAGACATGACAGATGTCAATACAAGAGAAGGATTATATGGCCAACAAATGGGAGAGATTGAAACGAATCTTACACCATTCATTAGATTTGATGGAAGCGAACCAGAGGCAGAAATAATAGACGGAGATTTATGGTTGACAGAGGATAATTATCATAAAAACTTACAGGATAAATTGAGAGATATGGTGAAACCCTAATGTACACACGCACATGTAGGGCTGTACACTTAGAGTTAATTTTAAAAAATAGTATTGTTATAAATAGTTGGATGATAATAATAAAACTTGTGTCATTCATAAGATAATATAACCGAGGAGAAAAAACATGGCATTTCAGCTATCACCAGGCGTTGTCGTAACTGAAACAGACCTTACTAGTGTTGTCCCTGCAGTAGCATCTACCACAGCTGCTTTTGTAGGAAACTTCCAATGGGGTCCAGCAGGCGAGATCGTAACAATAAGTTCAGAGAATAATCTTATTGAAAGATTTTTCGAGCCTAACGATGATACAGCAGTAGACTTTTTTACTGCAGCTTCATTTTTGGCATATGGAAACAATCTGAAATTAGTCAGAGCCGTAGATGATACAACAGCAACAAACGCTGTAGCATCAGGAACAGCAGTCTTAATCAAAAATGAAGAAGACTATGTTCAAAATCACAGAGACGGATCTGGATCTAATGGTATGTGGGCAGCAAGGTGTCCAGGAGCTTTAGGAAACTCTCTTAAAGTATCTTTTGCGGATTCCAGTAATTTTGATAGCAACTCAGTAGCTTCAAGCACAGTAACAGCAGGCGGATCTAGTTATAGTTCTGTTCCTACTGTAACATTTAGTGCACCACCAGCAGGCGGAGTAACTGCTACTGGTACAGCAACAGTTGCATCTAGTGCAGTAACAGCAATAACAATTACTAATCCGGGAAATGGATATACTAGCGCACCAACAATTACAATTAGTGGCGGAGGCGGTACAGGAGCAACAGCGACTGCAACCCTAGCTACTGATTGGCAATATAAAGATAAATTTGACTCAGCACCTTTAACATCTACTAGAGTTTTAACTTTAGCAGGATCAAACGATGAATTTCATATCATTGTTATTGACGAAGATGGTTCCTTTACAGGAACAATAGGAACAGTTCTTGAAACATTCCCAGGAGTTTCTAAAGCTTCTGATGCTAAAGGACTAGAAGGCGGTTCAATATATTACAGAGATGTAATTGAATCACAGTCAAAATACATTTACTTTACAGACCATCCAGCAGGTGAAACCACCTGGGGAACTAGTGGAGTAGGTAAAACATTTACATCAGGATTTACAGCAGCAGAAAGCACTGTAAGTTTAACAGGCGGTGTGTCTGATGGACCTGATAGTGGAGATCTACAAGCCGGATATGCACTATTTGCAGATTCAGAAAGCGCAGATATTTCACTTGTATTAACAGGTGGACATAGCACAACAGACGGAAAATGGGTAACAGACAATATTTCTAAAGCAAGAAAAGATTGTTTAACATTCTTAAGTCCGCAACTAACAGACGTCGTTAACAACGCTGGTTCAGAAGTATCAGCAATGAAAACTACTAAGGCATCACTTACACCTACTTCTTACGCTGTAATGGACGGCAACTGGAAATATATGTACGATAGGTACAATGATGTTTACAGATGGGTTCCTTTAAACGGCGATGTAGCAGGTCTATGTGTTGAAACAGACAATACTACAGATCCTTGGTATTCACCAGCAGGATTTAATAGAGGTCAAGTTAAAAACGCAGTTAAACTAGCATTTAATCCAACTAAAGCAAACAGAGACGACATGTACGCAGCAGGTATTAACCCTGTTGTTAATAGTGCAGGTAACGGTATTGTATTGTTTGGGGATAAAACAATGGTAAATGCACCAACAGCATTTAATAGAATTAATGTTAGAAGGTTATTCATTGTTATTGAAAAAGCAAT